CGAGAGCGGGCCGAGCTTGATCGCCTGGGGCTCGCCGAGCTCGTCGTCGGAGGGGGCGAGCTGGCCCTTGAGGAGCGGGAACGGGAAGGCGCACAGCTCCTCGTAGAACGCCAGGTTGGTCGCCTTCCGCCAGTGGGAGAGATTCAGCCACGCGACGCCGAGGAGCGGCGGCCGGGCGACGAGCTCGGCCTCCTTCCGGCCGGTGTAGGCCACCGCCACCGGGAGGAAGGGCGCGGGCTCGCCCCTGGCGTTGCGGAACTCCCCCTCGGCCAGCGTCGGGAAGCTGGTGCCGCCGGCGTCGGTCCGCTTCTCGAGCAGCTCCCATGTCGCGCCGGCCGGCCCCAACCGTAGTACGCGGTACCGTTCGGCCGTCGTCGAGCCATAGGCGCCCTTCTCCTTGTCGACCACCTCCTCCAGCACCAGCTGGGTCAGCACCTGGCGTCCGCGGCGCTCCTCATGGCGCCAGGATAGCACCGAGGCCCGGGGGTAGATCGACCAGTGCGGACGCAGTCCGAGCGCGTCGGTGTTGCCGCCGTGCACGGTGACGCCGTCGGGCTGGGGTGTGTGATCGATCAGGATGACGCCGACCCCGTCCCTTCCCGCTTGTTCGCTGAACTGCCGGGTGAAGACGTGCCCCTTGGTGCCCTGCCCGTCGATCGACTCCCAGTGCTCCTCGAACCGCGAGCCGAGCGCGTTGGGCTCGATCTTGGGTGGCTGCGCATAGAGCATGCCGACGGCCGCCGAGAGGGTCGCCTCGAAGCTCTCGTAGAGCACCTCCGCCTTCCGGCGGATCTCGTAGACGTGGTCCTCCTCGTTCTTCCACTTCGGGACGTAGCCCCGCTTCAGCGCCATCTCCTGCATCCGGCGCGTCCCGGCCAGGAGGTCGTCCATCAACAGCAGCTCGGGCTCGACGGCCCTCAGCTCCTTCCGCTTGTAGTCCGGACGATTCTCGTCCTGCAGCTCGGTAGCCCTCACGGTGGCCGGCATGGTCTATCCCTCGGTCCCCTGGATCAGATGCTGACTCGCACTTTCCCGACGCTCACCGTCGACGCCTGCTCCAGCACGTTGAACTCCTGCCAGAGGAGGTAGTCGAGGGCGTCGCAGGGATGGTCCCAGCCTTCCTTGCCGCCCTTGTCCCGGATGCTCGTCCCTTCCTTGTACTGGAGATTCGAAAGAGCCCGGATCAGCGGCTGCGCTCTCGGGTGGATCAGCACCCGGCGGCGCCCTCCCTGGAGGAACATCGCCTGGGAGTTGTTCACCCGATCGACGACGGCGGGGGCGGACTTGGGGGCCCTCACCTCGAAGCCGGCCCGCTCGAGGATCGTGAAATCCGTCTGGCCGACGGGAGCCGAAGTCTTCCGGGCACGCCCAGACGGATCCGGACAGACGACCACCTTCCGGTCGGGGTAGCGACGCCGGTACTCCTCGGCGACCTGCTCCGTGTTCGATGTCTCGACCCGCAGCGCATCGAGGACGTGACACTCGTCGACGACCCGCACGGCGATCGCGGAGCACATCGGGTTCACGTTGAAGTCCTGGCCGATCAGGATCTCGCCACCTGTGTCCCGGACCGAGGGGTCGACGTTGCCGTCGGGGTACTCCGTCTTCGAGAAGGACGAGTAGACGCGGCCCTCGACATCCTCGAGCCGGATGCCGTGGATCTCCTGCTTTCCGAGCCGGGTGCCCTCGTAGGCGGCGAGCGTCTTGTTCAGCCACTGCGGCGCCAGGTTCGCCCGGTTCTCGTACGACGAGCCGCGAACGACGACCGACTGCTCGGATTCCTCGATCTCCTCGAGGAGCGTGATCGGGCGAGGCGTCGTCGTGATGATGATCCGGGGCTGGTCGTCGGAGACCTCGCGCATTCCGAACTGGAGGTTGTCCCACACCTCCCGGGGGTTCTTGTACTTCGCCACCTCGTCGAGCCACGCGGTGTCGCCGCTGAAGCCGCGCAGCTGGTCCGGCTTCTCCGAGGAGTAGATCGTCGCCCAGGAGTCGTTCGGCCACGTGATCCTCCGCTTCGACGGCTCGTAGTGCGGCCACGGCCCGCCAGGGGCCGCTCGGCACCAGTGCGGGGCGTGCTTCAGCAGCCCGCCGGGGCCTTCGATCATGTAGTCCCGGGCGTCGGCCGGCGTCTTGGCGACGAGGGCCATCCAGCGGCCGGGCTCCTCCTCGGCCCGCTCGTGCATCCATCCGGCTCCACTCCGCGTCTTCCCGAATCCGCGGCCCGCCTCGACCAGCCAGATCATCCACTCGCCCGGTGGAGCGAGCTGCTTCGGTCGTGCCTGGAAGCGCCACGACCGACGGAGTGCGACGATCTCGGCGTCCGACAGCCTCGACAGCATCTCCAGCTGTTCCTCCCGCGGCAGTCGGGCGAGCCTCTCCCTGGGGGAGAGCCCGTGCCGGCCGTCCGGTAACCCGGCGAGCTGAATCACTCGCCACTCCCGGCCCTCTGCTCGACGCCCTCGAGCTCCCGGAGGAACTGATCTAGCACACCCTTCGCCTCAACGGAATGGGTGACCTCGCCCTCATGGTGGACCTGCTGCTTCGGCGGGAGGAGGCGGACGTCGAGTCTCTCGATGATCTTCAGCGCGATCGCCGGGTCCTCGTCGGCGCCCTTCAGCAGCGTCCTCCGTGCCTTGGCCTCCAGGCCCGAAAGCCACCGGTCCCGGGCGATCCGCTTCATGTCGGCCCACCACGAGCACTGCTCCCAGAGGACGATGCTCCGCTCCGACACGCCTACCGCACTTGCGGTCTCGACCTGGGTGTGGCCGAGCATCCGTAGAAAGGCCGCTGACAGCGCTTTATCGGGGTCCCTCGGAGAGCCGACCGGATCGCCCTCATCTGAACTGCGGGGCATCCGGAGCTCAAGCGCCTCGCCAGAGAACTGGACGTCCGCCATCATGCCGCCGGAGTCAGGGGTACGCCGACCAGGCCGAGCGCCTCGAGGGCGTCTGTCGTGCCGCAGCCAGCTGAGGAGAGCTCCCGGAACTCGTCGTCTGAGAGCGGCACGACCAGGGCGCTGCCTGATCCGATCGAGACGAGCAGCGACTTGGAGGCGCAGACATCGCCACGGGTCGAGTTGGGACACGTCATCAGCAGCGAGCCCTCCACCACCGTGACTCGGATGCCGCGGCCGCACTTCGGGCAGACCGGGGACGCCCGGTCGTAGATGGCGATGGCTCTCGGGGCGGGGGTCGACGACCCATCCGGCATGGCGCTGATCCTGGGGTTCAACGACAGAGGCCCCAACCCGCCCGGAGACGAGGTGGGGCCTTCTGGCCTGGGGCTCTGCTGTCTCCCCAACCTACCGTCCCTCCCGTCGTCCATCAACACTCGCCTCGGCCTCCTCGTCGGAGTCCGGGCCGTGGCGGTTGTGGGCTCGCTCGGCCCGCTTCAGCCGATCCTCGAGCCAGGCCAGGGAGGTCCGGAGGTACCGGTAGCGGACCGACGTGACGGAGTAGCTCATGCCGACCTCCCCGTGAACCGATGGTCTTCGCCCTTCACGGCCACGGCCCGGAAGTTCTGCGACGCGAGCCGGGAGACGAGCCGTTCCCAATCCGTCGTCGAGGCCCGGAACCGATTCACGAGCTCGTCGGGCCGGTAGTTCGAGGTGACGACCGTCGGCCAACCCTCCCGGGCAGACATCAGGTCGGTGATGATCCGCAGAACATCGGACGCCGCGTTCTCGGCGCCGAGGTCGTCCATGACCCAGACGAGGGTCCGCTCCCGGCGGTCGAGGGTGCGGCCCGTCTTGCCGGTGCCGTAGGTGTCGCGGACGTCGGTCATCAGCCGCTCGGCGCGGTCGAAGATGACAGGTGTCGAGGGATCGGCCTCGAGCAACGCCCTGATCGTGCCGACGGCGAGGTGCGTCTTCCCGGTGCCGTTCGTGCCGCAGAGGTAGAGGGACTGCACGGCCTCGAAACGGCCGGCGCTCCGGACGTCCTCGACGAACCCGCGGCAGGCGTCCCGGGGGCGGTCGTCGTCGCTGATCCAGTTCTCCAGGGTGCAGTGGCCGTGCTTCCGGACGTTCACGCCGACGTCGGCCATCCGCCGCAGGATGCGGTGGTCGGTGTCCGGCTCCCCCTCGACGACGACCGGCTGCGACCTGGAGCACGGCAGGCAGTCCCGAGGGTCGTAGAGCGGGCGGCCGGCCAGCGTCAGGGTCCGGGCGACGAACGCCTCGCCGCACTGCCGGCAGTTGCGCTTCTCGACGCTCTCGTCAGGCATCGTCGTCGAGGCCTTCGACGGGGATGAGGGGGCGCTTTGGGCGGCCTCCCGCTTCTGGTCCAGGCGCTCCTGGACCGCCTGGAGCTCCTCGGCCGTTGGTCCGCTTGCTGCGTCGCTCATGGTCGTCTCGCTGTCGGATGATGATGTCGATCTTGGTCTTCAGGTTTCCGGGGTCGCCAACCGGCCGCTTCATCTTCGACTCGATTCCGGCGGCGAGCTCGTTCACCGCTTCCGCGACGACGCCGGTCCGCTGGTCGAGGGGCACGCTCCCCCCAGTCGGCCGGCGGAAGACGGAGGCGTCAGCCCCGCCCTGGATCCATGTCCGGACGGTCTGGATGTAGGGGTACTGGCGGTCCGGCGGGACCCGGAGTCTGAGGTAGTCGCTGAGCGCGCCTCGGCACCCCTCGAGATCGCCACCCTCGAGAAGCTCGGCGGCCTTATCCGAAAGTTCAGCGGGGGGAGATACAGAGGGGGGTACCTCCTCCTTACTCCTACCTACCTCCTCCCCCCCTACTGTCCCCCCCACAGGCCGTTTAGGGTGGGCTCTGGTGCGGCCGTAAGTGACGGATAGGTCCGCACCAGACCCAAAGCTATCCGATAGGGTATGCACCAGTGCGGACCTAAGTGAGCCGATAGGTCCGTACTCATGCGGCCCTATGATCCGGTAGCGGTTTGCGTGCCCCCGTCCGCCGGCCTTCGATTCGACCCATTTCGCGTTCTCCAGCTCGCGCAGAAATCGCCGGATCGAGTCGTCGGATTGAGCGGTCGAGAGGACCGTCCGGAGGTCGTCGCGGGAAAGCTCCGAATACCCGTCCTCGTCGGCGTCTGCGAGCATGATCGCGAGGCCCAGGATCCGGGCCGCTTCCGAGAGTCGGGTATCGGCGATCATCGCCAAGTGGTCGGTGGTGATCGGATCGGCCGTCACAGGCCCTCTCCCTCCCCTTCCTCGACCGGCAGCTCCCCGAAGTGCTCTAGTATCGGCCTCGCCAGCCGCACGGCCCGGCTGTCGTCCCACGGCTCCGCACCTCGCACGATCTCGCGCAGCGCGGCCCGGTAGGCGCGCAGACGCATCCAGTCGCCTTCCGGGCGGAGCGACAGGTGAACCGTCTTCCTCACGTCTCCCACGGCCGCTCCTCCCTGGCGAGCTGCCAGACTTCCCAGATCGAGTCGAGATTCTTCGTCCGGGCCCACCCGTGGCAGTCCGCGAAGTACTCGACCTCGAACGCCCACATTGGGGGTGGCCGGTACCAGAGCTCGGGGTGGTGCGGGTCGCGCTGGTTGCGTGGCTCTTTCCAGCCCTCGCGGACCCGGT